CCGTCTCGCCATCCCTCTTCTCTACGAACGCTACCTGGGTAGCCTCAAACTCTGCGATTACATCCGCTACTGATTTTGACATTTGTCATCCTTTCTTGTTATGTGTATACACTAACACAGGGGTCTGACATTTTAGGGATGACACGCCGTGTTTTCTTATTCTTTTTTATCTTTGTTATCATTCTGTTACATTAGAACAAGTGTTCGAATCAACTGTGGGGTTTCGACCGTCTCTCGTAACACTTCGTAAATTCGGATCTGGGGGGGCCCGTATGCCCGTATACGGTACACACCAATTCCTGGGTGTCAAGGCGACACGCCGAGGAATTTGAAAAAGCCTAGTTTATTTCACCATAGGCTTCCCAGCAATACTGGCAACCCTGTTCTGGGTAACCACTTTCAGTAACCAACACCTGTGGGGTGTAGTTGGAGCAGATGTCGCAGAATGCGAACTCTCCTGCTAGGAACTGAACTGAAATGTTTGAAACTGAAATCATTTTTTTATCCTTTCTATGAAATCTTGTTTTCTTTTATCTAGTATTATTCAATCACACTTTGGTGACTTTGTCAAGTCTTTTTTGGTAACAAAATGGTAACAAATTTTAGACTGACATTGTCCTGATTATGAACAGCGAGACCAGGAACCAGGCACTGAAGATTAGTAGGTCAATTAGCATTAGTAGACCTGCTTAGTGCCAAGGGCATTAGCCAAACCAATTAGGCGGTTTATGTATTCCGCAGTTTCATCTGACATAGTGTCAGGGTTGAGAGTGAACAGGAAAGCCAACTCTTGTTCTACATCTTGTAGAGATAGAGTGTTTAGAACTTTGTATCTTGAATCCATTTGATTATCCTTTCTAAGATTATTATACAACTAGGGCCAGACTTTTTAGTCTAGGTTACCACTAGTCTCAACCATTACAACAACTAGACCTTGAGACTCTAGTCTCTCAGTTAGTTCCTCAATGGAAACGGTAGCAGGGTAGAGAGCCTGCTTTAGAACTCCGTCTGAAAAAGTTACTTTGTACATTTGATATCCTTTCTTTGTATCTATGTATAGTCAATCACACTTTGTTGAATTTGTCAAGTGTTTTTGATAACAAATTGGTAACAAATTCTAGTAGATGAAATCCAGAATCTGGAATCCATCTGACCTCAGCCAAGCAACTGCTGACTGGAAGTCCGAAACTGGAACGGTGATTTCCATCACCTCGCCAGCCTTTGAAGCGACGATTATGTTTTCTGAAATTGAAATCATTTTCTATCCTTTCTATGATTTATCTTTATTTCTTTATACTATTATAGTAGGGGAGGGGGGTGACATTTTAGCCCTGTTTGACGGCGTGTCGGAATAGTTGTTACCTTTTTGTTATAAAGGGCGTAGGGGTGTGCGGACTAATCCTGGTTGTATTTTTTCTCAAAACATGCATCGTACATCATTACAAAATATTCAGATTTTTGGTAAAAATGAAATTTTTCAGATTCTGGTATAATTAGATATGAAATGCAATCGATGCGGATGCAAAGTTAAAAATGGTAGTTGTTGCTGTGATCACGGAGTCTAATCTTCGTCAATAACAACAGGTATCATAGATGTAAACGGTATGTTAAACTTTTCGAGGTAAATCTCGACAAGCTTATACGAAACGCCTAGGTCCTTAGAGATATCTCTAGAGGTCTTTCCTGACTCTATAGCGTTTCTTAAGTAATTTTCATCTTGATGTAGCATAATTTCCTAATATATGTATAACTCCCATAAAAAGACCTATCCAACTAGCAATAATTATGGAGGTATACAACAAAATCCATAGTTTCTTCATCTTGATAGCTCACTTGTCTGGGGACATTACATTATATCATATCTTCGGAGGTATAATTATAACGAAATGGTAACGATCACTGATGCAAATTAATCACACCATGCTCGTATAGAGCATCAAACAACATACTATTAACTCTATCTAGTTCAGGCTTCATAGCCTCTAGTGTCATTACAATCTGCTGTTCTGGGACTCCTTGTTGTTCTCCCATTTCTCTATTCATATCTAATACTACCTTAGTCATAACATCGATAGCTTCTTCTCGTCTCATTTTATTCCTTCCAATATCCCATAGGACATTTTGCTTGTTCCAAGGTTGTCTTCATAGTCATAAAACACCCACAAAGTTTGCATCGTTGCGATCCTGGTAAAAAGAACTCACAGCTTCTGCATGTTTCTAGACGTTCTTTCTGGATATCTTTCTGGGTCCTAGGTTGTTTAGGATCAAAGAGATCAAAGAAATTTACGTCACTCATATAGTATATTCTACCATAGATCAGCGATACCATTCTGTTACCGTTTTGCTATATTCGCTGTTATTTTGGTAGGGGTACTTCTCGCCGCCGATTTTAAAAGCGAACTTTAAAAACGAACTTTACCGCCGAATTTATTTATCATTTTGTTATAAACACCCTTATAATTAAAGGGTTATGACCCCACTATCGACAATAGAAACTATCCTTGCAATTTCAGTAGCGATAGGTACGCTATTTACAATGGTGGCCATGGCAATTAGATGGTTAGTCAAACATTACCTGGGAGAAATTAAGCAAGAGCTTAAGCCTAACGGCGGAGGAAGCATAAAGGATCAGATTAACCGTCTAGAAGTTAGAACCGAAAGAAACGAAAACCTAAACACAGAAAGCTTTAGAAGAATAGAAAAAGTAGAACGCAAAATCGATGATCTTTATGAAAAGTTTATAGACTATATTGCTAATAAGAAGTAATTACTATATATTATATATAAATAATAAATATAAGTAAATTCACTAAACTCTATTAGAGTTAGTTTGAATAATATATATTAATAATCAACCCTTCTATATAATACACTAAAAATATCTTTGTCAAGTCTTTTTTTAATAACTTTTATATAACAATTATAAAGTTCTCTATCTCTTGATGCTTTTGTTATCATTTCGTTACATATGATATAATTATATAAAGCTGGTACCTAGGATGTCTCTCATACCCACTACTAGGTACCAGTTTTTAGTTTTTGGTGGTATAATAAAAGTACTATGACATCATCTTGTGGACCAGAAGCCTTTGGGGCTAATCCCGCCAACATTAAATGGAATGTTGTGCGAGGCGACACGTCTGAGCTACGTGTAGAGTTTTACGAAAACGACGAAGCCACTGCTTGGGATACCAGCAGTTGGGAATATGCTGCGTCGGCCTATGATTACAAAAATGGCATCACAGATGAATTAGAAGTTGTCGCTGGCGACGGATATGTAACAATTACCGCAACAGCAGATATTACATCGCTATGGGGAGAAGGATATTCTCGCACCGTAGCAGAATTGGCTTTCGATCTTCAAGTAACAATTGACAGAGACACGGTGTGGACACCAGTCGTGGGGACTATATCAGTTATTGGAGACGTTACAGGAGGTAGTTTATAATGCCAACAGTTAAGATTGTACCGTTTCCAGGCGTACCTGGACCACAGGGCCCACGTGGACTACAGGGCATCCAGGGAGAGACTGGACTAACAGGACCAATGGGTCCACAGGGTGAGCAAGGCCCACAGGGAGAGCAGGGAATTCAGGGTGAGTCTGGAGTTTCAGAAATCACTTCGTATATTGTAGGTGGAGGAACAGATGGAACTCAGCCAACATTCAGTGGAGACCCACTATTTGCAGGCGAAGCAATTGTTATTGGAGACCTTGTGCACTTTACAGTTAATGTAGATTTTGATAACATCACAAACTTTGGAACGGGGCAGTATTATGTCACACTACCATTCAATGCAAGAGATGAATACTACTTCAGAAGTGGTCACCTTTATGATGACTCAAGTAGCAAGAGCTATGGGATTTCTGGCAATGTAGCAGCAGGCTCAAGCCAGCTTAACCTTTACTACACGGCTAGCAATGGTCAGGACGAGACCTTTACTTCTACTACACCAGTGTCCCTAACAGTAGAAGATAATTTTCACATTAGCGGAACGTATCTGAAATCCTAACAATCTGAGATAATAGATTATATGGAACAGGACTTCCCAAAAATTCGTAAAAAGGCTTCTCCGTATGAAAAAGAAGCTTCCTCGCAACCACTACTAGATGGTCCCCAATATATTGCTGTGCCAGGGCCAGAAGGCCCACGTGGTCCACAGGGGGAGAGGGGTCCACAGGGTATTCCTGGTAAAGATGGTCCAGAAGGTCCTAGGGGAGAGAGAGGTCTTCCAGGAAAAGATGGAGAAAGTTATTTTCCAACTTACAAACAAAAGACTGGATGGGCAAGGTATACTGCCAAGAAGCAAGAGCAGATATCTTTGGGTGCCAAGAAAGGTAGAGACGGCTGGGTATCTTTTGACCTAGACGCATCTGGAAAAGATACTACAGAACTATACCTACCAGAAAAGTCTGTAGCTCTTTACAACAAAGAAGCAGATAGAATTAATCTCAAACACCTCAAGCTAGGAACAAGACTACAAATCACTTACGACTTTGATTTTGTGACCCTAGGTTCCAATACTGAGCTATGGCTACGCTCTGTATTCCCAAATAGCGAAAGAGCATATACATCATTTGTAGGTCTTTTCAAGTATGAATATGAGTATCGCCTATCTGTAACACACTTCCTTACCTTGGAAGAAGATTCTGAAAAAACACACGGTATTTTGCCACAAGCAAGATCAGATATGAACAGCCTCTTCACACCTCTAAGTATTACAATTTCTGTCAGCTAACGTGCTATAATATTCATATGGCTTTTCCAGGTACTTATAATTTTTCTTATTATCGAGGTGACACTTACGAGTTTAATGTCATCCCTCGCAAATCTGACGGCACTGTCCTAGACAATCTATCTGGATATGATGCTACCTTTACGATCTCTACAAGTAGGGGTGCAGATGGTTCTGCTAACCAGATTACAGCTTACACAAATGTCACAGATGCAGCAATTGAGTGTGCGATAACCCCATCCGACTCTGATGCCCTAACGCTTGCCACAACTTACGTTTATGACGTAGAGATTAGCGATCCAGATGCTACGCCATATCCAAAGACCTATACAGTGCTAACTGGAACAATCACAGTTACAGAACAGGTTAGCGGTGCATAATGGCAGAAGTAGACATCTCCTCAGTTAGTGTCGTAGTTGTCGGTGGGTCAACTAGTCAAGAAGTAGACTTGAATATCGGACCACAGGGAACCAGGGGTACTCGCACTTGGGGAGTTACTGCAGACCCAAGACTATCAACAACCACTAAACCTGCTGGAGTAGCCCTCTATGATATTGCAATAGTCGTTACTGATACAGAAACAGACTATCGTGTTATGTACCAGAAAACTGGAAATGGTGCAGAAGACTGGATAGAGCTGATTGATCTTAACCTTAGTGCAGCTGCATCAGATGTAGAAGGTATCCCAGCTGCAGGTACATCTGGTCAAGTGCTAGCTAAGGCTTCAAATACCGATTACGATGTAGAGTGGGTAACTCCATCTACAAGCAGTTCCACTTATGGAGATACCGACGTAGCCAGCTATCTTGATGGAACGTATCTTAATGGAAACATTGATTCTCACATGATACCAAGTACACATGCTACCTATGATTTGGGTACTGCAGAATATAAGTGGAGATATCTATATACTACAGATATCCATATGAGCAACGAGGGCATAGGAAACGATGTTGATGGAACATGGGGTAACTATACTATTCAGGAAGGCGAGACTGACCTATTTCTTATAAATCACAGAAATGGTAAAAAGTATAAGTTTAATCTTACGGAGGTTTCATAATGCCAGAGCAAATCGGAAATCTTTACCCAACACAGGTGCCAGCATACTCAGAGTCTGCCGACATCAGACAAGCTTTTAATCTTTATCACTACGGTACCACAACGGTACCAACAAATGAGAATGACATCTTGCCAGAGTCAATGGCTGGCTATATTAGGGATACCCTAGCTGCACTAGAAAACGTAGAAGCTGGTGTTTCTGCAATTACAAACCTTGGACTAACAACCAACCTTAATGACATTGTAGACACAGGGGTTTACAATAGCACTGGGTCACCAACTGTAGAACTAAACTATCCAAGCACACAAAATGGTATTCTAGTTGTCTACAACGCATCTGGAACAACCTATCAGACTTATCACACAGCTGGTGCAACGAATAATATCTATTACCGCTCTACACAGTTTGGAACAACCACCTGGAGCTCCTGGGCACTAGCATCTAAAGATGGACACACTCACGATACAAGGTATTACACCAAAGACCAGATTGACTCTAGGGTTAGCACATCTGTTACAAGCTCAACAGCTGCTATCATAAATGCAGATGGCAAGATTTCTTCGTCACCACTTATTTCTCAGGCAGAGCTAGAATTCCTAGAGGGTGTAACTCAGAATGTGCAGACACAGCTTGACGACAGGGCACTTGCCTCACATGATCACAATGATTTGTATTATACAAAGTCTGAGCAGCCTAAAATCTATGTCCAGTCTTCCCAACCTTCAGGAGCTTCTGCAGGGGACCTTTGGTTCTACTAGGAGGCTTAAATGGCAACTAAGACTTATGGAACAACTGGCGGAAGCAATGTTGCCTATGTAACAAGTTCTGATAGAGCAATTATTTCTAGCTTCACCCCAGATGATTGGGGAGGAAACACAAACCCACAAGAAGGAAGAGCTCTCTATACTGTTACCAAAATGACAGTGTATGCAAGGCTGGGAGACGCTGATAGCGGAGACAATGGTGTCAACGTTGTTATGGGTAGTACTACTGCATCTTTTAATAAAGCAAGAACTAGAGCGTATAGTACCTATGATGGATCAAGCCAGCTTGGTAGTAGCTATAAATATATGGCAGGGAATGTTTCTGCAGTATTAGGAAGCACCTCAGAATATTATGGTGGACTGGAAGCTCTGGGTCCAGGAGGAGCATACACCTTAAGGGGGTCCGCTTCAGGAGAGACTACGTATGTTGTAGCACCAAGCACTGGCTCTGTTACCTATAGTTGGAGTGGATATCAGCAATACCTCTCTCTTGAATACTATGGACTACCGAATGCACCATCTTCTTTGTCTGCAACCACAACAGGTCAAAATAGCGTAAGCTTGTCTTGGGGATCTGTCTCTGCTTCTGGTGTTGCTACTGGTGCAGATGGATATGATGTTCAATATAAAGCATCATCATCTTCTACTTGGATATCATTTACAACAACTACTTCTACATCTGCTTCTGTAACTGGACTATCTGCAGGAACAGCCTATGACTTTAGGGTAGCAGCCTATGACAGCACTATCAGAAATGTTGTATCAGGATCTACTGGGCCATGGTCATCTACAGCCAGTGCAACTACTGAATCAGATACCCCACCAGTTCCAGCACCAACATGGAGTGGCTCTTTTAACTCTGGACAAATTAATACTGGGTATGTTCAAGACTCTGCAAGGGCATCAGGACACGATACTGCATATGGAAATATCTATATATCTTCTGGATCGTTGCCACCAGGGTTATCAGGAAGTGCTTCTGGAGAATACTACTACGTAAGCGGAACCCCAACATCTTCTGGAACATACACATTTACTCTTCGTGCAGAAAACGACGGCGGGCCAGCAGAACAGCAGTTCTCTATTTATATAGCATCTTTGCCAGCCCCGTCATGGATTGACCAGACACTAGCTACTACAGCTACAATTGGAGTATCCTATTCTGATTCGGTTTCAGCATCCAATGTTGATAGCTGGTCCTATTCGGGAACTCTTCCAGCAGGATTAATTTTTAGCAATGGCTCTCTTGGAGGAACCCCAACAACAGCAGGAAGTTACACCTTTACTATCTATGCCTCCAATACTTCTGGAACTACAGAAAAAACTTTTACAATTACAGTTGAGTCAGCACTTCTTAATGGAGGTTACAGAATGACAGGACCAAGCTCATCTACTCAACTAACAACTTTTAAAAGGTATAACGGAAGCAGCTGGGTGGATCTGACAGTAGCTAAAAGATATAATGGAAGTAGTTGGGAAGATATCTAGTGACGAATGCACTTGTATTCGGTGCAGGTGGACTTATAGGAAGTCATCTGGTTAAAAGGCTTAAGGCTATGGGCTACTGGGTCAGGGCAGTGGATATAAAGGAGCCAGAGTTTTCAAAATCTCCAGCAGATGAATACCTTCTCTTAGACCTAACAGATTATGAGTCTGTAAAAAAGTCTATATCTCTACATGGCCACCCATTTGACGAAATATATCAGCTAGCAGCAGATATGGGTGGTGCAGAGTATATTTTTGTTGGCGACAACGATACAAATATCATGACTAACTCAGTGCAGATAAACCTTAACCTAATAAAAGCAATCCTTGAGCTGGGAATGTATAGTTCAAAAATATTTTATTCAAGTAGTGCTTGTATTTATCCAGAAGAGGCACAGCTAGACAGTAGTATAGTTAACTTAGTAGAAACGGCTGCCTATCCAGCTAATCCAGATTCAGAGTATGGATGGGAAAAACTATTTAGCGAGAGGTTGTTCTCAGCTCTGCACAAAAACTACGGAGTCCCCGTAAGAATTGCTAGATTTCATAATGTCTTTGGGCCAGAAGGAACATGGACTGGCGGAAAAGAAAAAGCACCAGCAGCAATTTGTAGAAAGATAGCATCTGCTAACTGGGGGACAGAAGTAGAAATCTTTGGCGATGGAGAACAGCTAAGATCTTTTCTATTTATAGAAGATGCATTAGATGGTATCTATGCACTAATGAAATCTGAATGTGTATTGCCAGTAAATATAGGCTCCGACATGCCTGTCACAATTAATCAGCTTTTTGACATAGTGGCAGACATTGCTGGCAAAAGACTAAAGAAAAAGCATATACCTGGACCAACAGGGGTTGTTGCTAGAAACTCAGAAAACACTTTTGTATTTCAGCAAACTGGATGGAAGCCAAAAACCCCATTGGCTAGAGGATTAGAAAAAACTTTTTGGTGGATAGCAGACCAGATAACTTAGTCTGAATAGTTTCCAACAATCTTTTTTGCTTCAGGGTATGTAGTCCAAGCAGACCAATCAGTTCCACCATTAGATATTTCCCAAGCTACCCTAGCATTAATCCCAGGATTAAATAAATCTTCGTTTCTAGAAAGCCCAAACTGTTCAAGCCTTTGCTCCTCTAGACCCCTAAACATATTAATCTGGAATAGACCATAAGAGTTATCACCAGTTAGGTGATTTGGGTTATGAGCATACATTCTTCTTGTTGACTCTAGGAAAATGATTGCTTGAGCCATTCTAAGAGAATACCCTTCAAAACCTGCGTATCGTAAAACACGCTTTAGCTGATCAACATCCATTTGCTTTGCAGCAACTTCTGGTTTTTCCCAAGGAGCTATTGTAATAATTTCATAGCTAGAGTTTCTAGTAAAGTCAGGAGCATTTAGGTCAATCCATCCGTGGCTACTATCTTCTGTGCCAACCAGACTTCTTACTTTACCTAATTGTAAACTTTGTGTTTGGGGTTCTGAGTCATCAGCAAGAACAGCTGGGGCAGTTATCATATGGCATTCTGAGATACCGAGAACTACCATTCCGACAACGCCTACTTTGGCAATAGTTTTGTTCATAAGACTTACCATTATACCAGTGATTTCCCCAAAAGTCTATGCTATAATATAAGATATGGCAAGAGGCGGACCGCAAGGACTTGGAAGCACCCCACCACAATTAGTTTGGACTATTGTGCGTGGAGATACTGCTGCATTTAAGGTTTATGCTACAGATGATAATAGGATTCCGCTAAATATCCCAGACTACACAATCTCAATGGAGATTAAGAGACCAAATAACTCTTCAGATTTGGGAATTATTACAGACGATGCAACCCTAGTGCTTACACTAAGTCCATATCAAGATCCAGACGATGAGGCTGGCGAATTTACTGTCCGCTTATCGGCTGCACAGTCATCTCAACTCGAAACAGGAGATATTTTTGACATAGAGCTACGCTCTGCACAGGATGCAGTTGTATGGACAGTTGGTCAGGGTAGTGTTTCAGTAGTTGAGGATGTAACCAACTAATGGCAAAGTCAACATTCTATACTAAAGACAGATATAAAGCTGACTTTATTCAACCAAAAAAGTATACCGCTAAGTTTATTGATGTCAAAAACAATGTTAAAATTACAGAAATATTACCATTTCGTGTAAAATTTGTAAACATTGGCATAGAGGCGTATGGTCCAGGCAATGCTGCCCCGATTGGCATTGCTATCATAGGTCTGAACAACTATGTAATGTAGTTTTATTTAAAAAGGGCTCTATAATAGAGCTATGTCTAGAACGTCTATCCCATATGTAAAAACCCGCTTTGAGCAGGGTGATCGTCCTGAGCAACAGGACTACGAAGATCTTATCGATACCGCTGCAGGTCAGGCAACTGATCTTGGAACAGCTGGTAATAACGAAAACACCATCTCTGGAATTGAGAATGCAACCGTAATCGACAGCTTTGATGCAACGGTATGGAGAATGGTGAAATACATTGTTTCTATCTCAAAGACTACAGAGGGAGATAACAAGTTCTATGCAACAGAGTTCACCATCTTGGTAGACGGATCAAATGTTTCCGTTGCCGAGTATGGAACAATTGACAATGATGGGAATATGGGCACCATTGATGTCTCTCGTACTGGAGATACAGTCGCTTTGACTGTGACCCCAGATTCAGCTATCAAGCCAGTTACCGTGCGATATGGTCGCATTGGTCTCAAGGCTTAATTTATACAGGAGATGATTAATAAATGGCTACAGTAAACAAAAACTTTAAGATCAAAAATGGTCTTGTAGTTGAGGGCACAACAGCTACAGTAAATAACTTTGATATTCTGACCAAGAGTTCAGCTGACCAGAGTTACATTACTACGCTCGTTGGAGGCTCAGGTACTTCCACAAACACCCCAGATACCCTAGTACTTCGTGATTCAAATGGAGACTTCGCTGCTGGAACAATCACAGCAACATCGTTTGTCGGAGACCTCACAGGCGATGTACTCGGTGATGTAACTGGTACAGTATCTGACATTTCAAACCACGATACAGATTCGCTTTCTGAAGGTGTAACAAACCTTTACTTTACAGATGCACGTGCACTATCTGCTACATCAGCTGCATATGACCCAGCTGGCTCAGCTTCTACAGCAGAGGCCAATGCTAACACCTACACAGATGGAGAGATTTCTACACTAGAGTCTTCTCTACAGTCATATGCCGATACAGCAGAAGCAGATGCTATCACTTCAGCTAACAGCTACACCGATGGTGAAATCAGCACTCTAGAGGGTTCTCTTCAGACATACGCCGATGATGCCGAGGCAGCTGCAAACAGCTACACCGATAGCCTCGTTGGAGATGCTACTGTTGACGGTACTGGCGGAAATACAATTACTGACCGCATTGCTACAGCAGTTGCTGATCTTGTAGATTCTGCACCAGCTACTCTTGACACACTGAATGAGCTAGCTGCAGCTCTGAATGACAACCCAGATATTATTTCTGACCTCACCACATCTATTGGTGAAAAGGTTGCAAAGTCTGGCGATACCATGACAGGTGCTCTGGTTCTTTCTGGAGACCCAACACTTGCCCTACACGCTGCTACAAAGCAGTACGTAGATGCAGCTGAGTCTGACGCAGTAACCACAGCTAATTCTTACACCGATGGTCGTGAGACAGCAATCACCACAGCTTACGAGGCTTACGCTGACCAGGCTGAGACAGACGCTAACACCTACACTGATGGACAGATTAGCACTGTAAATACTACAATTGGTGCACTAGACACTGATGACGTAGCTGAGGGTTCAAACCAGTACTTTACAGACGCTCGTGCAAAGACATCCGCTGCAGACTTGCTAACAAATGCAAGCCTAACCAACATCACCATCTCTGGTGACGGAACTGGTCTTACAATTACAGCTGAGAACGGTGTTGCAGATTCTGACACTGACGATCTAGCTGAAGGTTCAACTAACCTTTACTTTACAGACGCTCGTGCACAGGCAGCAGTTGCAACTGACATCTCAGATGCAGTAGCAGCTGGTGATGGAACAGCTACACCAACTTACCTAGCAGTAGATGTAAACTCTGTTGCTCTTCAGGTTGCTGCTACCCAGTCGGTAGCTACAGCAAGCCAGGTAGTTGCATACAGCTGGGCACTTGCCGACTACGGCTCTGCAGAGCTTGTTGTTAAGGTTGGAGACGGAACAAACACCGAAATCTCCAAGGTCTTGCTAACACTTGACAGCTCTAACAACATTGCTATCACAGAGTATGGAAATGTACAAACAAGTGGCTCACTATCTTCGGTTTCCGCTGGAATCAACGGAACAGACATAGAGCTGCTTGTAACAACAGAAAACAACAACAGTGATGTCACAGTCACTGGAACCTTGATGGTCTAAATTAATTAAAGAGGGAGTGGTAATAGATGGCAACATCAAACAAAGACTTTAGAGTCAAAAATGGAATTCAGGTAGCTGGAGATGCTACCATTGGAGGTACAATTAGTGCCTCTGACCCTACAGCGGATTCCCATGTAGTTACAAAGTCTTATCTTGATGCCAATGCAGGTAAAATTCCTGTATCTTCTACCGCTCCCTCTTCACCATCAAATGGTGCATTGTGGTTCGACACAATCACCCAGAGAGTTAACGTCTACTACAGTGGCGTTTGGATTACGATTGCAACAATTCAGGATGCTGAAGTTCTACAAGACCACATCCACGACACGTCAATCGAAGGAAATGGACTTATCTCAACTACATTTGTTGAGGGTGGGACAGTTTCTGACCCACAATCTCTGGCAGTTAGTGCTGGAGACCCATCAACTACAGATTGGGATACAACTTGGTCTGGCGGTATCGTAACAGATCAGTACAACTAAATATCATCACTAAAATAGTGGTATAATTTAAAAAGATAGGGCAACACCCTTCATTAGGAGATTAAATAATGGCAACTAGAATGCAGCAACGCCGTGGAACTGCGGCAGAATGGACAGCAGCAGATCCAGTACTCGCTGCTGGCGAGATTGGTTATGAAACCGACACTGGAAAATTTAAGTTTGGTGACGGAACCAACACCTGGAGTAACCTAGAGGCTTTCTCGGATGCTTCCGCTATTATTGGTGCTGCCCCAGCTACCCTAGATACTCTGGCAGAGATTGCAATTGCAATTGACGAGAACCCAGACTTCTATACAACAGTAGCAGCAAATACTAATGCAATTGCTTCGCTACAGAGCGATCTTTCAACAACTACAACTACTCTGACAACACAGGATGCAACTAATTTGCAGGCAGCCTTTGACTATGCAGATCTACAGGATACTGCTGTAACATCGGCATATCAGCTAGCAGATACTCAGCTAGAGACTGACTATCAGGCTGCAGATACGACTCTTCAAAACAACATTGATGCAGCCACAGCAGATATTACTCAGTTGCAGGCAGATGTAACTTCAGATGCTGCTGACCTTGTAACCCACGCTGCCGTAACCACAAATGTGCACGGTATTGCAGACACAGCAGAGCTTGCTACGAAGACATATGCACAAGATGCAGCAAACGATGCTCAGGCAGCAGCAGAGGCAACAGCAGAGGCATATGCAGATAGCCTAGCATCAAATTATGATGCTGCAGGAGATGCAGATGCAGCTGTAAGCACCCACAACTCTACAACCACAAATGTTCACGGTATCGCAGACACATCAGTTCTAGCGACAGACACTGATGTATCTTCTGCAGTATCTACTCACGCAGCTATTACAACTAACGTGCACGGTATTGCAGACACCTCTGTGCTTGCAACAACTTCAGATGTCACTGCAGCACAAACAGCTGCTGAGGGACACGCAGATGGAGAGATTGTAACCCACGCTGCTGTAACCACAAATGTTCACGGCATTGCAGATACATCCGACCTAGCACTTCTAAGTGGTGCAGACCAGACATTCTCTGGAAACATTACAGTGTCTGGAGACTTTACAGTATCTGGTACTACAACTACAGTTAGCACACAGGACCTAGTCGTAAATGACCCAATGATCTACATTGGTGAGGGCTCAACCTCTAACACTGCAGACCTTGGTCTCGTAGGATCGTTTGATGACGGCACCTACCAGCACGCAGGTATTGTTCGTGATGCTTCTGACGACATCTGGAAGCTCTTTAAGGGTGTTACAGACGAGCCAAGCACAACAATTAACTTTGCTCAGGGATCACTTGATGACCTAGCAGTTAACAATGTTGAGGTGGCTGGAGTTGTATTTACAGATGGAACTCAGACAAAGGTTGGAGTGCCTTCCATTACACCAATCGCTGAGAAGACAGCAGCTTACACACTTACAAGCACTGACGAAAAAGACACAATTATTGAGGTCAACAGTGGTTCTGCAGTAACACTAACTATCCCAGAAGATGCAACCGTAAACTTCCCAGTAGGTTCTACGCTAGACATCATTCAGACTGGAGCTGGTCAGGTTACAATCGCTGGAACTGGTTCGGCAGTAGTAAACGGAACCCCTGGTACAAAGCTACGCACACAGTGGTCATCCGTTACCCTCCTAAAGAGGGCAGCAAACTCATGGCTTGTCTTCGGAGATACAGCCGCTTAAAAATTGATAGGAGAAAATTAGCATGGCAATTGGAAAAAATCTAGGTGCAAACTCACAGAGCTCAAATGACTTTTTGGAGCCATTTGCACCAATTAATGTAACAGCAACAAACGTCGGTACAGATAGGCCGTATAACGATGGTGCTGCTTCAGTATCTTTCGAATTGCCAGCTAATTCTCCTGCTGCAACATCATATGAGGTGACCGCTTCTACTGGAGAGACAGCAACTGGATCATCTTCTCCAATTGTTGTTACTGGTTTTGACTCAGGAGATACTCCAACATTTACTGTTGTTGCAAGCAATGACTCTGGAGATTCTCCAGCATCATCTGCATCCTCTGCAATAACTATTACAACAGTTCCAGCAACTATGGCTGCTCCATCTGTTTCCTCTCCAACACCTTCTGCAGCAACCAACGCTGCTGGTGCAGAGCAAGATGTCGTTACTTGGACAGCACCTGCTAATGGTGGATCAGCAATCACAAACTATCACTGGACCTCCTCTGACGGCAAGTCTGGAGATACGACAGAGCTTTCTGTAACTGTAAACCAGGAGGGTGGAACTTCACAGACATATACCGTCTATGCAACTAATGGAAATGGAGATGGTGCTGATTCACCAGCTTCATCTTCAATTACTACATTTGGATTTACACCATTTAGCTTTACTCCATTCGGTAACTTCGGATTCACTCCGTTTGGATTTGTTCCTTTTTCTAACTTTGGATTTGTTCCATTTGGCAACTTTAGCTTCACTCCAACATTTGCTTTTACACCATTTAACTTTACTCCATTTGGTAACTTTGCCTTCACACCGTTCAACTTCACACCGTTCAACTTCTTGCCATCATTCCTCAAGTAGCTTTGTGCTATAATATTTATAGCAAAGAACGGAGTATAGTTTGCAACAGTATGATCCAACAATAAGTAAAAGTCACTCTACCCAGCCACACAGGTTTTTTGAATATTTTCTTGACAATGATCTAGATGAGCTAAAAAAAGAGCTTTTAGTAAGGTATGATCTTATTGAGCAAGCCAAGGTTGCAGGAGTAACTCCAGTAGGCGACGCAGAAGTCTGGAAAGACACTGGCAGTATTTCAACCATGAAGTGGAGGCAGTATAATGTTTTTCAATTCCACATTGATGGGGTTAGAAAGCTATATGATGCAATTTCTAGTATGGTTAAAGAAGCCTGCAACTATTACGAGGTAGATTTTTCTGAACAGCAGTATATGCTACAGGGATGGTTTAACGTAAACTATTCTAAAAAGGGAAGACTTGACTGGCACGATCACTCTCCAGTAGGAGCACCATTCTATCATGGATACTACTCTGTTTCCGCTGAGCCATCAGAGACACACTACTATGCTTTTGGTGAGCACAAAATTAACAATAACGTAAATAATAAAGCCATTCTTTCAGAAATGGGACACTCACATGCAATGGCCGATTGGGACTGGGAAGGTCCTAGAATCACAATTGCGTATGACGTAACACCACTTTGGGCATTAAAGGATGCAGGACTTGAGGCAGAGCAGCATTGGCTTCCCCTTTCATAAGATCTATAAAAGCTCTTTGGTGTAAGATTAGAGGCCATAATACTGAAATTAAGCAGTGTCCTGTTACGGGAATAAGGTCTTATACATGTAATGAATGTGGACCTATCCACGATAACAAAAAGCATAAAATGTCATTCAACTAGTGGTATAATAGTTTGTATCTATTAGGAGAATAAATTTTGGCCGTTCAGAGAATTACCCTTAGGCGTGGTACCACTGCTCAGTGGGATTCAGCCAATCCAGTTCTTGAATTTGGTGAAATCGGTGTTGAGATTAGAACCGATGGAACAACAGCATTTAAGATGGGCGATAGCTCAACAGACTGGAGCAACCTAGAGCCTTTTGAAGCAGGAAGCTTCCAAGACTATCTTCTATCATCTAGCGTGGGAGAAAATGATGGAGTGGCTAGCCTAGACACAAATGGTCAGGTACCAACAACTCAGCTTGCAAATGCAGTCTCTGCAATTAACACTGCCATTACGGCACATAATACTACAACTAATGTACACGGCATCGCCAATACTGCTAATTTGGCAACAAGAGAGTATGTAGACAATGTTGCAGCTGGTATTGTTGCAAAGCCTGCTGTAGAGGCAGCTACAACATCTAACCTAGATGCAACCTATGATAATGGAGCATCTGGTGTAGGGGCAACCCTTACTGCTAACTCTAACGGTGCATGGACATCTCTTGACGACGTGACCACAGACTGGGAATTGCTAGATGGCATTCTTGTTAAAGATCAGACTAATGCTGCAGAAAATGGAAGATACGTAATTGAAGACCTTGGAGATGCAACCTCTCCTTGGGTTTTGCGTAGGTGCAGTCTTTGCGACGAGCCAAGCGAAATTCCAGGAATGTATATCTTCGTAAAGTATGGAACACTTAATGCTGGTGCAGGTTATGTAGCACTTGTAGATGATCCAGCAACATTTACTGTTGGAACAAGCGATATCACAATGACACAGTTTGCTGGAGGAGTATCTCTGACAGCGGGGACAGGAATAGTTGTAGCAGGAACCCAAATATCTGTAGACACGACAGTAATTGCAGAGTTGGTAGATCCAACATTTACTGGAACACTAACTGCAGACGCAATAGATGCTGTATCGGTTACTGGTGGAACAATTATTGGAAATCTAACGGGCAATGCAGACAACGCCCTGAAGATTAACAATCGCTCTCTCTTTGTTCAGGCTAATGCACCTAGCAGTGGTATGGTATCTGGAGATATTTGGATTAAGACTGCTTAGGAGCTAGCATGGCACAAATCGCTATATATGTTGACAGCATTGGCTCTACATCAGCTAGTGGTCGCCTAAACGTTTATAATGCTAGTCCTTCCATGGGTGCAACAGCATATGGACATCTTTTTCTCGATCTTTACACAAGAATTGGTAGCAGTAGTGGTGCAGCCATTAACAAACTTGTAACACTAAACTGGTCAAGAACAGGGCTAAGCCCAGGAACTACCTATGATTTGGACGCATGGATGGACACATCTACGTCTACTCCTGGTAACTTTTTTGACGGCTCAGCAAGTGCAATTTATGCAACTAGCGTATCATTTACTACAACAGCTGCAGCTCCAACTTGGACAGATAACAGCATTACCTCTACTGCCAGAGTTGGATCATACTATAGCAGCTCTATTAGTGCTAGTAATGCAACCTCCTATACCTGGAGTGGTCTTCCACCAGGAATAAGTGCAAGTGGTGGATCTATTTCAGGTACTCCATCTAGCAGTGGAAGCTACAGTGTTAGCTTTTATGCTTCAGGTCCAGGAGGAAACAGTTCTACTATTACTAGAACAATCAACGTAGCAAACAGATACCCATCATGGACAGACAACACTGTATCAACTAGTATGAGGCAAGGGGTTTATTATTCGGATGGGGTAAGTGCAAACTATACTAGCTATTATACTGCTTCTGGTAGCATTCCTGCTGGACTTAGCTTTAATACTAGCAATGGAACATTCTCAGGAACACCTACAAGTCCAGGAAGCACATATACTTTTGCTTTCCAAGCATTTAATGCTGACGGGGAAGGAATAGGAACATCTAACTTTACCGTCACCGTCAAATATCCACTGGCAACTTGGACTGACGATACGATATCAACAGCATTTGCTATTGATACTCCGTATTCTGACTCTATATCTGCAAGCAATGCTGCTGGATATGCAGTTTCTTCTGGAGCACTTCCAGATGGAATATCGCTAGATACTTCGACAGGTGTAATTTCTGGAATACCAGTTGCACCTGGAACCTTTAACTTTACACTGTCTGCTTATAATGGCAGTAATGAGTATATCTATACATCTCCTTTTTCAGTCACTATTGATGACATTGGCGGAAAAGTATTTGTGTATGACGGATCTAGCTGGATAGAACGAGAGCTAGATACATATAATGCTGGTTGGTCAAAGGCAACTGTATACTATTATGATGGTACACAGTGGCAAAAATCACTGCAGTAGTATGATAAAATAAAGTAGGAGAATTATGACACAGCCAGCCAACCTTTATGCGGAGAAGGTATTTTCAGAACACCCGCTAGCTCTTTGGTCACTGGATGATTCTTCAGAATTCCTCTCTCTGATATCACAACAAAACAAAAAGTTAGTAAACTGGAATGTTTCTGGCGGTACGGCAACAACAGCTCAGCTTTCTGGATTAAGTGCACCAGTGGTAAGTCCAACAACAGAGATTGACTTCTCTGGCACAAGCCAAGTTATAGCTATTAGCCCAGACGTAATATCAACACAAGATTTAGATTCAGATAGAGGAAGTTTTAATATATCCTTTTACCTATATTCTCAGAATTCAGCCATAGACTCTGTTGACGTAGGATACGAGTATACTGATGGAACAACAACACAGGTTCTAGAAAATTTTGAGATTGCTGGTACTGGTGTTTGGGCATTTGTATCAAAAACATTTGATATTCCTGATACCTCATCAAACTTACGAATAGTTATCAAGGTAAACGCCAGCTCTGACGGTAACTATAGCTGCTATATAAATGCAATTTCTATGGCACAGTGGTCAGAGAACTATGCTACAGCAAGCTCTGGTGTTGCTTCTAACAGCCTTTACTCTTTGCATGGAGCAAGTATTGGCATCACAAATGCCCCAGCAGTTAGGGCAGCAGCATATGGTCTTGGAGAAAACCCAGGATACTACTTAGCATCAGAAAATAAAATGTATGCATACAATGCTGGGTTTCCTATTGTGTATGGCTCATCCAATGCAACAAAGATTATTGAAAACCCTAACGGACCATCACTAATATTGCCAGGTCTAGGCCTAATGAATGAGTCTGGAAGATATAAAGATCTCACACTAGAATTTTGGATGAGGGTATCAACAAGCTCCTATACTGCTACTAGGATTATGGGTCCAGTAGCTTCTACAGACGGGCTATACGTAGACGGCCAATTCCTGACATTTAAGCTAGGCAATCAAACGATGTCCCACTTTGTTGGAACCTGGGGCAGACCAATGTTGGTCCACCTTAGATTTATTGAAAACTCTATTAGCATGCTAATTAATGGAGAAGAGGTTGTGTCTATGATTGTAGATACTGCCACTATAGATTTGCCAGCCAGAACAAACGAAACACTGTCCTCTCTTTTCTATGGCTTTGATCAAGACTGGGTAGGATTCTATGGCAGTGATGACTTCCTTTACTTCGATATAGAGTCTCCAGCCCTATACTCTTATTCTGTGCCATCTGTTGTGGCAAAGCGTAGATTTATCTACGGTCAAGGTGTAGAGTATCCAGAAAATAGCAACAGCTCCATATCGGGTTCAGCAGCTATCATTGACTATCGTAATTCCGAGTATGCAAACAACTACTTATACCCAGATCTTGGATTATGGAATCAGGGAATATCAGAGAATATATCCACTACTTCTGACAGTATTAGTGCACCAGATTACGAGCTTCCATCTGTATTTCTTAAAAACTCAAATGAGTCAGGCTGGCTAGAGGCTTGCAGAGTTGCAAATACAGAGAACAGGCCATACTTTAGCTTTGGGCTTGACGATGAGACAGACCCTGGAGGCTACCTTCTATTTAACAGCATTGACCTGCTGCAAAAAGATCTTAAGGCTGCCTACATTGTTTTTAGGTCAGACTCAACTAGCCAGCAAACACTATTCTTAATTGAGGACAAAGTGACTGGAAACTACTTCGAAGTTTCTGTTAGCGACTCACAGCTTATCTACCAGCTATCATACAACTCAGAAATAACCACTGTGACTAAGGAAGACCAGCACATTGTGGGTATTAGTGCTGCAGCTGGAATTGACATAGATAGGTTTGCAGAAACATACGGCTCAAACATATCTTCCTTCTTCGGTGCCAAGAGTAGACTAAGGATGTATGTTGGAGGCAAGCCAGGATACAATAATACTTTTACTGGTAGGATATATAAGGTTGGGCTCTCTACAGCAAGAAACCTTAGAAAGGTTAGCGAGTTCTTTACTGATGACGGAACATCTGTAAATATTCAAAATCTTTTTGAGGACTACCTTGCAGCAGATCCATCGGGAATCTATGGTGGAGACTACGACACTACAAGCACAGACTTTTTAGATGGTGGATTTCCAGACTCATTCTTAATTAGTAGCACTCTATATGGCCACACAGCTACATATACCCTATTCCCTAAACTATACTTAGGAGCATTTATTCTAGATGTTGCAGTAGACTCTGCTTGGCAAGACTACCTGCCACTAAAATACTTTGCCAAAAATGTTTCAGATATTGAGGGCAATACAGAGTATGCACTAGATTACTTACAGATAAATCTAGACAGCCCAACTGTCTATGCTCAGGATGGAGATAGCTACAACACAAGCAATGCATCTGTAAAGACATACGTTTCATTCCAGTATCTTGCCGATGGTGCCAACGTCCTTTCTGAAAACATAGCCAACTCCTATCCTGCACCACTAAGCAGGTCTGTAGAGCCAGGAGATGAATGGACTACTTCTAAGTATGAGATTGTGGATGGCTCTATTGTCTTTCCACCTAAGAATGTAAGCTTTGATGACATTGCAGTAGTTATACATATTGATATGAATATTGCAGGAGTGCAGAGCGGAAACATTAGGATAAGTTCTTTGCAAATAGCCTCTCAGGTGCAAGAGGAAGCATCGCTGACTCCAATTAACACTAAGCTAGGTCAGGATATTTACCCTTACATAAAGAAGGGTATTTACTATGACTACTCAGCACCAAACCCAGTTCAAATCTATAAAAACAGCAGCCCATATCTATATATCTGTGATGATACAGGAATTCAGCTAGTAGGGGATACCTCAGCAGATAGAGCAATTCGTTTCCCAATTAATCCACAGAGATCTGCCACATATAGAGTTGGTGGAGTGCAGATGCTAATGAGGTATCACGAACAGTCATTCCCAACAACACCAGAAAAGGTAATGACCATATCCTCAAGAGACCAATCCATAATCGGATATGTTGTTGCCGAAGAATCCTCTCAGACCAGAGGAAGGCTCTATTTTGAAAATGAGGCTGGAGTAGAGGCACCAGGTGTATCACTCTTTGTTAATGGGAATCTAGTTCGTAATGGATACTTACTTGGTAATGAATGGAATATGATAGGTGTTCAGATGGCAGAACCTCTAAATATGGATAGTTTTTCTGGATTTGTAGATATTTCTGGTAATATTGGGGTAGATTTAGTTTCAAGTTATAAGATTGCTCCAGATAAGACTGGTGTTACAACAAAGTTTAGAACGTGGGCAGAGCTAGAAAGCATTCTTGATGACGAAGGTATCAACCCAGCTACATGGGGGAACTTCCTATCTCACGTCCCAGTCATAACATGGGCCAATGTGCTTTACATCCCAACCACTATTCAGTATCTTATTGACATAGCTGGCATATATAAGACTTATATTGGAACAAACAAGTTTATTGTCTCTGATACTAGCAGCTTATTGTTTAATAATTACAAGTATCGAGCATATATTGGTGCAGTTTGGAACTCAAGTGTTGTTTCTCCAGTTTAATGTGGTATAATATTGTTCATGGGTAATAAGAAAGAAAAGCAAGATTTATTCGCAGAAGCACTAGGAAAAGCTAAGCTAACACTAATGCCACAGTCTGGTTACGCCTGGGGCGTATACGTTTGGAAGAAATCAAACGGAAAATGGTTTACCGATGGTAACGGAAATGTTCTAAATGTTCCTGCCAACAAGGGTGACCAGAACCAAATTCAGAAACTTAAAGATGCTGCAAGGCATTATGGAGAGCCAGAGGGAGAGGCAATATTCTTCCCTGGATCAGCAAGAATTACAGATGAAGAGCATAGCGAACAGATGGACAGAATGAAGCAAGGACTAATTCCTTCCATGAATGACGTTGGTGCCCTCATAGCTGCAAAACAGACACTTAACGCATATGGAGATGAAGGCTAATGTCAGAAGCAAATGAATACATCGTTGGAGCCAGACTGGGAGAGACAAAGCCAGAGGTAGATAAGTTTCAGCAACAGGACCCATTTAACAAGTCCTGGGATGACCTCAAAGGACTAAACGGTCTAGATGCAAACTTTAAGCGTAGGGCTACAAGGATTGCCAAGAATGCCGTAGAGCCAACAGACGCTTACCTAAGAAACGCTGGTGCAATTAGAACTGGTGATGGTGCTAGTTCTAAGGAGATTAACCCAGGTGCTGTCTATCACAATGGGTACGGGATGTTTGATGTAATTACCCCACCATGGAATCTCTATGAGCTTGCTAACTTCTACGACACCTCATTTGCAAACCACGCAGCCATTGATGCAAAGGTAGAAAACATTGTAGGTCTAGGCTACGACTTTGAGATTTCTAGACGAGCTATGATGCAGCTAGAGTCAAATACTAATGAGACTGCTGTAGACAAAGCAAGGCGTAGAATTGAAAGAATGAAGATTGAGGTCCGTGACTGGATAGAAGGCCTTAACCAGGATGACTCTCTTACACATATTCTAATGAAGTTCTATACAGATGTGCAGGCTACTGGAAATGGATACCTAGAGATTGGTCGTAAAACAAATGGCGAGATAGGTTATCTAGGACACATCCCTGCTACAACAATGCGTGCCCGCAGACTTCGTGACGGCTATGTTCAGATTATTGGACAGAAGGTTGTCTACTTTAGAAACTTTGGGGCAAGGAACCAGAACCCAGTAACCAATGACCCAAGACCAAATGAGATTTTGCACTACAAGGAGTATTCACCACTAAATACTTTCTATGGTGTTCCAGATATTATGTCTGCCGTTTCCTCACTACACGGCGACCAGCTAGCATCACAGTATAACATTGACTACTTTGGAAACAAGGCAACACCAAGGTATATCGTTACTCTAAAGGGTGCAAAGCTATCTGCAGATGCAGAGGACAAGCTGTTCAGATTCCTACAGACTAACCTGAAGGGTCAGAACCACAGGACACTCTACATCCCACTACCTGGCGATAACGATATGAACAAGGTAGAGTTCGATATGAAGCCAATTGAGAATGGTGTCCAAGAGGCATCGTTTAACGAATACAGGCTTCGTAATAGAGATGACATTCTAGTAGCACATCAGGTTCCTCTATCAAAGATTGGTGGTGCAGACTCTTCTTCTATTGCTTCTGCACTTGCTCAAGATCGGACATTTAAGGAGCAGGTAGCTAGACCAGCACAGACCAACCTTGGCAAGATGATCAACAAGATTATTCGAGAGAAGACAGACATCTTCGAGTTTAAGTTCAACGAGCTTACCCTGACAGATGAGATTGCACAGTCACAGATTCTTGAAAGATATGTTAAGACTCAGGTTATGACACCAAATGAAGCTAGAGAGGCCCTGGGCCTACCACAGCGTAATGGTGGAGATGACGTATTTGAAATGTCTTCTAGACAGTCTACTGATGCACGAGCTAACCTAGCAGGTAATCGTGAAAGAGATGCAGAAAGAGCAAATAATCAGTCAGATGGTGATGCTACGATTAATGGTCGTAATGCCCAAGGGGAAGGAAATGCCTCTAACTAAAATTGTGTTATAATTGTATTACATTTTTGTAACTTTTACACAAAAGGGGTATATAATAAACTAGTATGACTATTTCAAAATCGCAGTTTACAACAGAGGGAGACAATCTCCGTCTGTCGATGCCCTTTTCTAAAGTTGATAAAGAGCGTCGCATCGTTTCGGGTTTTGCTACCCTAGATAATGTAGACCGCCAAGATGATATTGTAACCACGGACGCATCTCTAAAAGCATTCGCTAAGTTCCGTGGAAACATCCGTGAAATGCACCAGCCACTTGCAGTTGGCAAGATGATTGCATTTAAAGAGGATAAGTACTTTGACCCAGAATCCAAGAAGTTTTATTCTGGCGTATACGTATCAGCATATGTTTCAAAGGGTGCACAGGATACTTGGGAAAAGGTCCTGGATGGCACCCTTTCTGGTTTCTCTATTGGAGGAAGAATGAATGACTGGGATGACGCATACGACGAGAAGATGGATAAGTCCATTCGTGTAATTAAGGAGTATGACCTAGTAGAGCTATCGCTAGTAGATACACCAGCCAATCAGTTTGCAAACATCATGTCTATCGAAAAGGTAGACGGCGTTGATGTCGTCAAGGGTGACGTAGCAGACGTTGAGATTGAAAATGTTTTTTGGGATGAAGAGTCTGGAATGGTTCTAATTACTCAGGATGATTCCGCATCTAGTCCGATTAACGGAAATGCGATGAAGAATATAGGTTTCGTTGAAAAGAATGACAACGAGAAATCAGAAATGATAAAGTTCTTAGTTGATAGTGCTAAAGGCATTGATCTTTCTAAGATGAACAAGGAGGTAAGTCCTATGACTGAAGAAAACACAACTCCAGCTGATGAGGCTGTAGTAGAGAAATCAGACGAGGTCGCTCCAGAGGCAGTTGCCGTAGCTGAGGATGCCACAAAGGCAGACGAGGCAGAGGTTGCCAAGACAGATGACATGGATGAAGATGACATGGAGGAGAAGTCCGAAGATATGGACGAGACCGAAGAGAAGTCAGACAACATGGAAGAGGAAGAAGACGACAAGTCCTACGACAAGGAGAAGTCAGATTCCGTTGAGGCATCTGTTGAGACAACTGAAGAGGTATCAAAGTCAGACGATGTATCTGAAGCAGTTTCCGAACTGAAGGATGGAATTACATCAGCCTTTAGCGATCTTTCAGCAGTTGTTAAGTCTCTAAACGAGCAAATTGCTGATCTAAAGAAGTCACTTGATGGAGCCAATGCAGAGATTAAAGCCGTAAAGGACGAAGTCACTGCAGCCAAGAGTGGTCTTGATGAGTTTGGAAAGAGGGTAGATGCTGTAGAAACAGACACCGCTTTCCGCAAATCTGGCGATCTAGGCGAGATCGTGCAGTACCAACCAGAACAGGTTGAAAAATCAATATGGGGCGGACGTTTCCTCAAAACTGCCGACTTATTTAGTTAAGAAACAAATCACTTAGGAGGTGACAAAATGTCGGAAGAGATTATCAAAAACAATCCAGATGCCGCTGGTGCAGACTCAGGTCTATATAACGGTGAGGGTGCATTCGCATCTGGTGGAGTTGGAGGTGTAACCGATCCAGGTGCTAGCACCCTCGGAAACATTCCAACCGCTAGCTTCGGTACAACCACTGGAGCAAATGCTGTAAACCCTTCTGGTGATGCAGGTAGCGGAATCCTACGCCCAGAGCAGGCACAACGTTTCATTGATTACGTTTGGGATGCTACCGTTCTCGCCAAGGATGGCCGTCGTGTTACTATGCGAGCTAACACAATGGAGCTTGAGAAGGTCAATGTAGGTGAGCGTGTAATCCGTGCAGCTGCACAGGCTGATGGTGACTACACAAACACTGGTGCGACATTCAGCAAGGTGGAGCTTACTACAAAGAAGATCCGCTTGGACTGGGAGGTCTCAGCTGAGGCCCTCGAGGACAACGTTGAAGGTGCAGCACTAGAGGATCACCTAGTACGACTGATGACAAATGCTTTTGCAAATGACATCGAGGACCTTGCCATTAATGGTGATGGAGCAACAGGAAACTTCCTGTCCATCATGGATGGTTTCGTAAACAAGGCTAAGACTGGTGGCTACGCCCACGAGTCCGTAGTCACAGTTACTGACAACGCATGGACCCCAGAGGTTATGCAGAATGTTATCCTGGCACTGCCACGTAAGTACCGTGCACTTAAGAACAACCTTAAGTTCTACGTAGGTACAGACGCATTCCAGGGTATTGTCAAGAACAATGGTACACTAGCAGACGCTATTGCTGAGGCCTTCGGATCTCACCCAGGTGCTGCTGGTACAGAGGCTGGACGTGATCGTTACCTAGCAGGTACCGACCAGACATTCGGTGGTGCACGCACTACCCGTGTTCTTGGTGTTCAGGTTCAGGAAGTACCTTACTACCCAGATGGTTACGTTGACCTAACATTCCCACAGAACCGTGTATGGGGATTCCAGCGTGACATCACTGTAAACCGTGAGTACAAGGCAAAGAAGGATACTGTAGAGTACACCGTCTTCGTCCGCTTCGGTATTCAGTGGGAGGAAGAGGACGCAATCGCATATGCTGACGCAGCTGCGGATGCCTAAATCCTAACAATATAAACCCAAAGGGGCAGGGGCTATTCCAGCTCCTGCCCTTTTTAGGTTTTTATTCTGCTATAATATAATAAAGAATCTTAGGAGGAATCATGGCAGACGAGTTTAATCCAGATGCTACAGATGGCGACGGCGATGGCCTGGTTCAGGACGGTACCGAGTGGGAGCGTCCAGTAGAAGATGCAGCAGTAATGCCAGAGGTAGAGGCTGTTGTAGAAGAAGCACCAGAGGCTGAGGAAGATGGACTCATTTCATCACCAGAGCCAGTTGCTTCTGAGGAGCCAGCACTTGCACCAGTAAGTGACGGTGTCATTGGAACTAGCACAAAGAAAAAGACAACAAAGAAGGCACCACGTAAAGGTGACACATCACCTAAGCCAGAGACTGTTGCACTTTACTCAACACGTAACGTGTCATGGCCAGGAGTCGGTAGGGTCAATGTAGGACTTAACATTGTAACTAAAGACCAGGCAGAGCAGTGGCTAACACGTGAGCACATTAGGGCAGCAGATCCGAAAGACGTTGCCAAGGAGCTTTAAGCTAAATGGAGATACTGAGAGTTCCGCCGTATGATGTAGTAGAAGCATCACTAACTATTCCTGAGGGCTATGCCACACAGGATTTTGTTGCGTATATTACAGATATGGCGGATCTTTCTGTATCCTCACAATCTTTCTCTGGGGCAACAGGGGAAGAGTTCGTAGTAGAGCTTAGTGCTAAATTTGATAACGACTACTATGTTGAAATTCAAACAAGTGATAACAGTCTAGTTATCCACGACACTTACGAGGTAAGAAGGCCATATGTGTTGGCTACAGAGCATGCAGAGGTTGCCTCAGATATTGCAGAGTACAGAAAGAATGAAGAGCTTGCACGTGCAATTATTGACTCCATCGTAAGAGAAGGATTCTACTACCAAAAGAAGACTGCAGAAATTCCAGGAAGCGGAACAGACTTCCTTCCAGTCTGGGATAAGGTAGTAAAGGTAGCAAGCGTATATGAGAACAACGAACTTGTTACAGATAGAACATTTGGACTTTCTAGAGACCGCACAGCAATCGTTGAAATTGTTGAAGGTCCAAATAATAGAGATGAGCAGGCACGACTTGTATTGCCGTCGTCCTCATCTGACAGCGGTATCATTGGATACAGCTATTTAGGATTCCCAAAGAACTGGGACTACCGTGTTGTCTATGAGCACGGATATCCAACAGTACCATCCGATATCGTAAGAGCAGCAGAGCTACTCGTTGACGATATTGCATGTGGAAGAATGGATTATTACAAGAACTATGTTTCTTCATACAACACTGATCAGTTTAAGATTCAGTTTGAAAAGGGTGTATTTGAAGGAACTGGAAACCTAATTGTAGACAAGATTCTTTCCAAATACAAAAAGGCGATTTCAAAACCTGGAGTGTTATAATGGCAGATTGCAATACAGGAGACTTTCTTTTTCCGCTCTCTGCAGAAATCTTTTACCCTACAGTTGAGCAGGGTGCATACGGTAACGTAAAAAAGCAATGGATGTATGATAGGAATATTGCTATATCTGTTGCATCTCCAGGCTCTGCCATGAAAGAAGAAGTTACCCCAAATGTGAACATTACACAGGAAAAGGTTTTAGTTGGTCGTTCAAAGCAAGACCTACGAGTAACATCAGAAGATGGAAAGAACTCTATCACTAACGTTGTAATTAGCAACATTAAAGATAGAAACTGTAATCCAATTTATATGGAGACATCTGGCGTTCGTGCAAACAAGTCAACCATCTTTGAGGTTGCAAGCCAAGAGCCATACGTTGGACCTTTTGGAAAAGTAGAATACTACAAGATTGTTCTACGCCGTTCAGAGAATCAGGCGGTGGACATCTAATGAGGGTAGCATTTGACGACAAAAAGTTTTATAAGGATATGACTAAGTTTGTAGAGTATACAGAGGGATTCTTGCAGGGAGTTCAAAACGCAAAGCCACAGATACTAGACAAGCTAGGTAAGGAAGTCATTGAGCGTATCAAAGAGTTTGTTGATGCCAATGCAAGAGTCAACCCACAAGCTCTACACCACATTTATGAGTGGTCAATGACAGGAACACCACAGGGAAGACTCTTTGACCTAGGATATCGTGTAAGTGGTGCAGGCATATCCTTTAACTATACTTTTAGACAGTCTACCTCTATCTCAGATGGCTCTACCGTCCCATTCTATGACAAGGCTAGGATTATGGAAATGGGTATTCCAGTTACCATCCGACCTCGTAAAAAGGTTCTGGCATTTGAGGATAATGGCGAGCAGGTATTTACAAGCAAGCCAGTTGTAGTTGCAAATCCTGGAGGAGAAGAGACTACTGGTGCTCTAGAGCAAACACTCGAAACATTCTTTAACAGCTACTTTACTCAGGCATATCTAAACTCAAGCCAAATCTTTGACTACCTAAAAAACCCATTCCCATACAAGGATAATGTTCAGCGTGGTGTCCGTGGTGGTAGGGGATACGGAAGGTCAGTCGGGTATAGTTGGGCATCAGGAGGTGCAGCAGCATAATGGCAATCTATTATCCACCAGCATTTATTAATGCATATTTAGCAGAGAAGGTTCCAGCAGAGCTTGGAACAGATAGGTTTGATAATGGTCTGATGAAGTTTTTTCCTACTTCTCCAACAGCCATCGACGATCTTACAGAAACTTTTCCAGATGCTGCAGGAGATGTGTTTGCAGTGTTTGACAGGATGCTCAAGATGCGTAGGGGGCCATTCCCACACATGAAGTATGAGCAACTGCTTTACTATTTCTATAAAATGGCAGGGGATCCAGTAGACCTAATTGAGTCTACACAGGTAATTCAAGACCTACTAGATAGAGGAGATGAGTCTGCCCAAGAGCTTAATGCATGGATAGCCTCTCAGCCAAATGGCACTACAGAAGGCACAAAGGAAATCAACGGAGCAGATTTCTACCCAGTATTCTTTCATGAGCTAAAGATTTATCAGCTAGAAGAAACCAGAGACATTATTGACTTTGGCACAGCACGCACTTTTGCAGGAAACAAAATCATTATTGATTATTGTTGGCACAAATCATAATAGTCCAAAATTAGTGGTATAATTAGACTTGAGGAAACGAAGCCCTCTTATTCTATGAAAAAGAGGTGAATAAATATGGCATACACACGTGGTTCTAGCACTAACATTATTGTTGGTGCAGCTGCTCTCTTTACCTTTGGTACAGAGATGGCTGACTCCGACCTACCAGCATACGCTGATGGCGAGTCAATGCGTGACACACTGCAGGACGACAGTACTTTCACTAACGTTGGATACACCATGAATGGTTTGGAGCTTCAGTTCCAGCCAGACTTCGGTGAGGTCCAGGTTGACCAGGTACTTGACGTTGCCAAGCTATACAAGCAGGGCATGCAGGTCAACATGAACACGA